CAATCGCGGTTAATTACATTGGTTTCTTGGACCAATTTGTAGTATTCGCGGGGCGCTAAAGCGCAGTATCTGTCATCCTCAGGGACCGAGTTCTCGTCCATCTTCTGCGCAGCAGAGAACAATGCGGTCGCAAGTTGTGCGCCCGTAATGTTTGCTTTGTTAGAAGAGGAAGGAGTGATGTTGACCGCAGAACCACCAGGCAGGTCAGTGTTGAAGTTCGTAGTGGTACGAGCAGCTTTGGCGATCATTGCTGCAACGTTCTGGTCAAAAGTGTAGGCCAGAGCGTTACCCATCTGAGTTGAATACTCAGAGCGAACGTCGTAGTGATTCTTGGCTTCATCAATGTCTGCGATGAAGACATTGCTCACCAGCTTGTCATCAATCAGCACAGTTGCTTCTGCGTGCTTGATGGCATTACCTGTCAGTTGTGTGCCAGGCGTATGATATGAAGTTGAGCTAAGGCCAATAATTGGAAATTGTGCACTTTTGCCTGATGCAATAGTGCGGCTGACGTGCAGATTTTCGAAGATTGTATTTTTACGGAAGGCAGAAAGTACCTCCCCTGCGAACACCTTCAGAAAAAGTGCGTCGTAGCCAGTGCCAGTGTTGTTGACCAGGCCAAGCCTGGAAGCGGTGAAGTTAGCCACAGTTTGTGTCTAATAGGTTTTACTACCTGTCACCACCACCTTCACAAAGGGTGTCCTCCGCAGAGGGCCAGAGCTTCCGTGAGAGGGTCTAGGTAACAGAAATATACCCAAGAAAAAACCCCTGGGTAAACCAGGGGCCCCTCTTCATGCTCGACCTACATCTTAAAAGACGTTTGACCGAGAGAGCTTTTCCTCCAGCTTTCTTCGGTATGCCGGGTCTGTCTTGTACCGCGGATCCTGCATTGCTTCGACCAGCTGAGCTGTTGACTCGAACTTGGCCTCGCTAGTGCGGGAGGAGCGACCACCGACAAGACGCGGCTCGACGCCGGTCTGTGATGAGTAGCGGCTCTGCAAGCCAGCAACTGCAAAGCGGACCTGGTCCATGTCGCTAGAAGCAATCGACTTGTTAAAAGCCTTTTGCTCGCCTTCTGACAGGTTTTCGCCAGCCCACTGGATCATGTCCTGATAGGCCTGCTCGCCGCCAAACTCAGACTTGATCTGCATGACTTGCTGTGCAGCCAGCGCAGAGTCCTGCGACTGCTGGAACTGCAAGCCAGACAGATAGGCGTCGACCATGTCACGGCCAAAGCCAGCATTGCCGAGCTCGTTGTAGTCGTCGTCAGACAGCTGGCCAGTTTCCTGCCAGCGGCTGTTCATGTTTTGGAAGTCAATTCCAGCCTCAGTCAGGCGTGAGCCGATGTATTCCCCGTAGATAGAATTGGCATCGGGAGCATCGTCGGACTGCTCGGCTGGCTCTGCTTCCTCAGCAACTGCCTCGGGCTCTGGCTCCGGGCGGTTGCGCTCGCTTTCGAGCTCCTTGTAGCCCTTGACCAGATCGTCAACGGTTTTGTACTTGCCAGCAAGAAGTGGCTCCTCGCCCTGTACCTGAATATCGCCTTCAGGAGCTTGCTCCTGATCAGGCGCCATTGCGGGTGCGGGATCACTTTTGATGGTGATTGCTTCAGGCATGTGCTCTCCTTATTTGATCTGGATAACGCCGTCGTCATCAACAGTGACGACAGGCTTTTCTACCTCAACAACCTTGCGCTCAGGGACTTCGCCAATCTGAATAACTTCGTACTCAGCCGGCGCCTCCGGCGATGCCGGCGGGCCCACTAGGGATTCCGGCGCCTCCGACTGCGTCTGGGAGGGCGTTGGGCTGGGGTCCGGGGACTCCGCCTTCTTCCGTGAACTGGGGGCCATAGGTAGCTCCTGGTTGGGTGTAGTTCTTGGCAATTTGTGCAGCGGCTGGGGACTTCATCATGTCCATCAGCTGTTGCTGCTCCATTGACTGCTGCTGCGCTTGTGCAGCAGCTTCCGCTTCCTGTTGTAGCTGTTCTTTTGTTTTAACCAAGTTTGTTGTATCAATCGAACCGCTGGCAGCCAGGCGTCGCAGCGCTTCATCGACGTTGATGTATTGCATCATCACCTCAGGGCCAAGTGTGGTCTGGGCTGCTGTGATGAACTCAATCAGCTTGTTGCGGTCATCGCCGCGGCCAATGGCTTCAAGACCTGTCACAGGCTTTGGATTGACCAGTGGCTCGCCGCTGCTGCCATTCGGGAAAGCAGGCAGCTTGCGTTGCTTGTTCAAAATGTGCATCAGCCTGCGCACCAACGGCAGCTGCAACTCTTGCGTCAGGATGGAATACAGGCCGCCAATTGACGCCTCTAGTTCTTGGCTCATGTAGCGGATTTCCTCCGCTGTCACACGTTCACCTGGGCGCTGAATTGCAGTGTTAAGCATGAACGCAAACTGCAAACGACCCTCGATGCGGTCAATCGTTGCGCTTGCAATCTGCAGATCTTGCCCCTTTTGACTCTGAATGACTGTGACGTCCTGGGCATTGCCCTGCACAATCGCGCCATTGGCTGCACTGGCCAGCGTGCGCGGGCGAGTGGTGCCGTTGGGATTGACCAAAAACAGGATCTTGGCCGCGGCAGCACTGCCTTCCAAAACTGCCTGATACAGCGACTCCAACGCCAGCAAATCGCCGTAGTACTGCTCAACGTATGAGCGACCGTACTCTTCGGTGTCCGTGCGATCAAAGCGGAGTGGAATCCAGGGGCTGTTTTCCTCAGAGCTCATGCCATGAGTGCCTGGGATTTCACGCCCTTTGCACTCCTGATACCAGTGGCACTGCCCGTCGTAGAACTTGACGCAGGTGTAAATCTTCAGCGTCCGCTGCGCCGGTTCGTCTTCGTCGTATTCATCGTCCTCATAATCCTCCTCCGAGTCGATGAATCCCGTGGGAAGGGCCTCTGGGTAGACCTCTTCCTCAACCACAATCTCAGTGACGTGGCCCATAGGGTCACGCACAAGCACATAACGATCCAGATGGATAACTCGTATTCCTTCTTCGGAGACGTACAGCAGGGCGTTGCCGCCGACGAGCAAATGCTTAAAGGCTTCGTGCAATGAGGCGCGGCCATTGGCCAGCTCCATTACTTGCATCACTGCATGCTCAACCTTTACCAGCGCGCTGTCTAGTTCGGTTTTAATCTCAGGCCCTGCCTGCTCAATGCGCAACGCGAGGCCATCAACCTCCAATTTGAAAAACGCACTGTTAGGCGGGAACAGGGTGATAAGCAGGCGGTTTGCCAGGTAATTAACCCCGCGGGCTCCAAGGCTTTGGTATGGCGTCTTGAAACTGCCGTGATCGCCGTAGTTTTCGTCTGGGATAAGACCAGGCAGTGTGACCTTGCTGCAATCACGAGCACGTTGCAGGAACGGCGAGCGGTTGCCACGCAGCTGCTCATAACGCGCTGCAGCTGAGCGCCCGCTGCGGCCGTAATCGCTGGGCTGGCGATCGACCTTGCTAGTCAGATTTAGGCGCATCTAATTATCCGGGGATGGACAAGCCGCCTGCACCGCCCGCAACGCTGGTGCGGAAGCGACGGCGGCCCATGCCTGAGCGCCGTGCGCGAGGTGCAATAGCCAATGTTTGCTGCTGTTCCATCCCGCCACCTGCTGTTTCGTTAGGGGCGTACAAAGGATCTGTTGCCGAAGGCGGTGGCGGCACAGGTGCGGCGGCAGCAGCTGTTGGCGCTGCAGGTGCAGCAGCGGCTGCTGTAGGCGCAGACCGCGCTGTAGTTTCCGCAATCGGGTTAGGCGCAGGAGCTGGCGCAGCCATTGCAGCTGCACGCTGCTCTTCGTAGCGCTGTTGCTGTTGCTGAAGCTGCAGCTCAAACTGACGCTTTTGCTCAGCCATCTGCTCACGCTGCAAAGCCATCTGCTCTTCATGGCGACGCTGCGCATTTCTGTCGCTGCTTCTGCTACTACCGCCGCCACCGCCGCACATGGTTACTCCTCGTTGATTTGCTCAGAATAAACGGCACGCAACATGCGAACCACACTGCGTTGCCCCACATAAATCCATATCTG